CCACTCGTCATCGCCGTCTTGCGGGGGAAGTTGAGCCGCCGCACCAAAAGTGCCACCCTCAACCTTTTGGCGAAGTTCCTCGAAAAGTTCTTTGATATTGCCGAGTTCACTTTCAAGCGCGAGAATACGAGCCTCTTGTGCATCGTCTTGTTCCTCTTGTACTTCTTCGTGCGCCTCTTCAACCTCTTCTTGTACTTCTTCGGGGAGTTCGTCGTGTTCTGCTTCCTCTTCGATAGGGGCTTCCTCGATAGGCTCTTCGTCCGCTTTTTCTTCGCCCTCTGCCTCGTCCACGCGGTCTTTGGCATCTTGCGTGTCTTCGTCGCCGTCAAGTTTCTCTTGCTCGCCGACGCTTTCATCTATGCGGTCTTTTTCGTCCTGCTCGTCTTCGCCTTTCTCTTCGATGTCAGCCTTTGCCTCTTCGATTTGCTCTTCGGTATCGGGCTCTTTTTCCTCTTCGTCCTCTTCGTCCTCTTTGTTGTAATCGTCCAAAAAGTCCTTCAATTCGTCTTCGGAAACGCCCCACTTTGTGAGCAATTTTTTGAGCTTGCGCTCTTCTCTTTCTGTCATTGTTTGCTCTCCTATTGCAATATGATTTTTATCTCACCGCGCCTTTATCTACGAGCCGTTTTTAATAGACCGTCGGCGACCTAATCGCTCCCCGCTCTAAACTTCCGCACTCGCCCTTATTCCTCGCGCTTCAATCGGGTATTTTGTCAAAAAGCACTTTGCACCTGTCGGGGTAGTATGCCCTTTCGTGCTTCAAAGAAAAAGCGATGTACTCTTTATTGAGTTGCACCGCCTTTGCTTTCGCTTCTTTTCGTTCTTTCGGGTTTTCAGCCATAAGTGCGCGTTCACGCCATAGCCTTATGCCCTTTTCGTATTCCCTCTGCTTTTGATTGATTTTATTCTCTCGTTGTTGCTCTGCCCTCGTCACCGTCGGCGCATACTGTCCTGTAAACGCATATATACGGTGTCGGCAGTTATAACCAAAAAGACCGCCCTTGTAGGCTGTCCCTGTGTGTGGATTGACTTTGTAAACCTGCTCTTGATTTGTCGCCATTTCAAGCGGCACATATTGTCTGCCGTCTGCGGTTTTGCCATAAGTTCCGTCAAGCGAGTAAACGCGCCCTTGCCACTTAAAGCACCTGTCCGAGCAATCCTGATGCGCCGAGCATATAACGAGCTTCGTGCCCTCTTTCTTAAAGTCCGCAAGTTCTTTGTTGTGAAACTCGTACCGCTCGTACATCTCCGCGTAGTTGCGGATCGTGTTGCGCTTGTCCAAGTCGTTTATATCAAGACAATGCTCGTCCGCAACCTTGCGCAATACCTCGCTCACGCCTTTTATATACGTCCTGCTCCATTTTCCGTTCGGCACGCCCTTTGCCGTTGTGCCGTATTCAAACGGCTCGTCCGGGATGACTTTCGCCGTCGTGATAGGCTGTTTAAGCGTCATATAGTCCGTGCGCGTCAAGTTGCCTTTGAGTGCCTTTGATAACGCCCAACCAACCGCCAAGCCGTTCGCACCGAGATTGATCCGAAACGTGCTGTAAATCTTTTGAGCAAACGCTTGTAGGCTCTTGCGTGTCGTGTCGCGCATTCCCTCGGGCAGTTCTTTGACACAGCCCTCAATTATCTTGTTGACTTTTTCAAGCAAGTTAGCCGAGTTCAAAAAATAACCCTTTTTTATCGCAAGCCTTATCTCCGTTTCCGTGTCTTCAATCCGCTTTACGTTATCGCTTATGCTTCGTACTATCATTGATACATCACATCGCTTTCGTCATCTTGAAAAGCGAGCGTTTGACCGCCGCGCTCTTTGTAATCCTTTTTCGCCCTCGCGACTTTCTTCGCAAGTTGCTCTTCGTCGTCGTCGGGATTGAGTTCGGCGATTGCGTCTTCAATAGATGTCAAGCCTGCGCTGATTTGTTGCGCTTTCATCTCCGTCACCATATACGGATTGGACAAGTTCGCTTGCGTCCAACGAATCTCCACCTTGTCGGCGAGTCCCATAAACAAGCGCACACGGTCTAACATATCATTGATAGGCTTTTCAAGTCTGCCTCTGCAATCTGCGACGTACGCGACAGTCTCGTTCTCTTCCGCGCTGACTTCTCTCGCAGTTCTCGCCGTTCCGTCTTGCATAAATGAGCCGATTGTACTTGTCGAGATGCCGATATTGACCGCGATGTTCTCCAAAATCGTGTCGCGCTCTTTCTTCCACTCTTCCGAGCGAAGTTCAAACTGAATTGAGACAGGTTTGCCCTCTTCCCCTGTGCCGGGAAGTTTCGTGTAAATCATAGCGTCAAGCCCTGCGTCCCAATTCGCCACGCCGTCAATGCTGTTTGCGTTTATCATGCCTGCATCAACAAGCACACGACCACGCCCAAGATAAATATCGCTTATCATGGACGAGTTGATAACGTCGTACTCTTGCAAATACGGCAAAATTGTGGAGACGATGCCCTCGCCGTACGGAAGTTCGGGAAGCCCCGACACACCATCCGTCCAACAAAGTAAATCGCATCCCAAATCCTCAAACGGCAAAACTGTCGGTATATCAAACGCCAACGCGCCGTAAGAATCCAAAATCGCACGCTTCACGTTCTTCGGCAAGGTAGAAAACGGAATGCGCTCTCTGCCCTTTTCGTGCATCGCCATAACGCCGTTGTTATTTATAACCGAGCCAATCGCTCTGAAAACGCTGTACTCGACAAGCGGTACGTCGTGCCTGACTTCCTCGCCTATGGGCTTGTAATCGCCAAAATAGCGACGTTCAAGCAAGAAGTAAACACTTGCCTCGTCGTTGTTCTTTGTGTCCGCCGTGGTGAGCAAATAGAAGTCACACGCACGGATTTTGCCTGTGCTTGCATCAATGTTTGACACAAAGCGGTCTGCACGCACGCTCTCCACCCACAAATTGCCTTTTGCGTCCTTGTTTGTTTTGAGCATCGCAAATCCGCCTGCCCCTGCAAAAGTCAAACCTTTGCGGAGCGTTCTTTCGAGCTTCACATCGTCCGCCCAATCGCACATCTTTTTAAGGCTTTCGTTCGGGTTGACGTTGTCCACTTGCTTGCCTGCGTTCTTTAAGAGCAAGCGAGAGCCGAACACCTTTTTTGTAATCTTATTGACGAGCGAAGTCGCGAGGCGCGTGCTCATTATGCCGTTATCTTCCTTGTGGAAAAACGGGACATAGCCGTCATACCACCAAAGCCATTGTTGGACTTGGCGTTGCATAAACGGTCTAATATACATCGGCAAAGACGCATAAAACGCTGAATTATTGATAAACGAGTATGTGTATTGCTGATTGACCGTTGCGCCACGTTGCCACGATGCAAACTCGTTCGTCGTATAGATGTTTTGGAATCCTGTATCTGCCATTTTTTACCCTTATTTCACCCCTTGAAAAACAGGTGTGTCCCACAAGTTCTCGGGATTGTTGTAATATGTGTTGACCGCGTATCGGAAAGCATCGGCGCAGTCGTTCGGGACGCTGTCGTCGTAGTGCATTTCGCGCTTCTCGTCCCATATCATATTTTCCAAATCCACAACAAGCGGATCGGTTTGTTCAATAAAACGCCCTGTCGCATAATCCCTATAACCGCCAAAATCGGCAATTTTAAGTTTATTAAGCGCAAAGGCGTTGTTCACTACGTCCGTCGTTGAGAGTATGTCTTTCTTGGTAAAAGGTCGGACGAGTATGTTGTTCGGAAAGTTTGCTTTGAGAGTAAGCACCAAGTCCGCCGCCGCACAATCTACGGCGCAGTACATTCGTATATAGCCTCTCTGCAAACTGTATTTGTTTATGAGTTCAATGAGCCACTTGTTAATAAGCGGCATGAGTTGTGCATTCGAGCGTTGTCCGCTCTGCTTCGGGTTGTAATAGAATATGTCAAGCGCAATCGCCGTGCCGTCATTAAAGATAGCCAAAGGGACAAGTGCCGTGCTGTCGTTCGTCGTCGCACCGTCTCCACCGATGATAATTGCTCGGATTGTCCTGTCGTTAAACCCCTGCTGTGCAAGTTGTGCGAGTGTCTTGTAATGCTCCTTGCGATTAAAGAGCGGAAACACAAGCCCCTCGGTGCGCACCCATTCGCCCAAAATCCAACGGTCATAGAAAACTGTGCCTTTGTAAAGGTCGCACAAGCGTTCTACGGTCTCCGCAGGAAGTTTCGGATTGTCGAAAATCGTAAAGTGCTTTGCGTAAACGTACTTTTGATTTTCGGGTTTGTCTATAAACTGCTTTATGTAGTGCGACGGTGATTCCGGGTTGCAAGTCGCATCGCAAACGCTCCCCGCCTTGTCAAGACGCGAAAGCATCATCTCAAAGAAGTTCTGCGGGTAGGTGACGATTTCATCGCAGTAAAAATAACCTGCCGAGCCACCTTGTATCTTGGTGACTGCCCTATCATCGTTAGCACCGATGCACCAACACTTTTTGCCCCACAAATAGATATATTGCTTGTCTATTATCTTGCCGACTGCGACCTCTCCGAAGATTTTGCGCATCGGCTCAAAGATGTTTCTATTCAGCGTTGTAAGAGTTTTGCCGACAAAATACGCCTCATTGTTCTTGTGTTGCTGTAAGCGTAATGGTATTAAGAAGTATGAGACAAAGGTCTTGCCG